TCACCCCCCAATGATAAACTCACTCATGATAAATCCCTTTCTGTTGCCGTAGCGGGCCCGGACCCATGTGGTGCCCTCCGCGTTGATCAAGCCCTCCACCAGCACTGCGGCCCCATTGGGCACTTTCCAGTACAGGCTGCTCCTGCGGCTGGGTCTGGCCCGCAGCTTCACCGGGTTGCCATCCGGAGTGGATACCTGCGCCCAATCGGAAAAGGCGGTGGGGTTGTTCCCATCGGTCAGGGCATCCGTCTGACCGGAGCTTTGTTCTGGAGGGGTCTGCGCAGCACTGCTGCCAGCTGCCGGAATCCCACTCTCCGCAGAAGCCGGATTCCCTTCTGTGCCGTTCGCTGCCGATCCGTCTGCGGCTGAACCTTCTGTAACCGCAAGCCCATAATCCACCCACTGGCAAAGCCCCACCCGGTTCCATCCACCGGATCCGCTTGAGCCGCTGAACGCTCCGATCTTCACCCCGCCCCGGGAGGAGCTGGCATGCAGCGCCCCTTTTCCCGCGCCCAGATACACCCCCATGTGGGAAGCGTTGCCTGTGCCGTCGCCCTGATATTTATCCGGCTCTTTGCCATCGTTCCGCACAATGAACAGCCACGCCCCTGCCGGAATATGCCCGAACTGCTGCTTGCAGGCTTCCGGCGTGCCCGTCCATACACAGGCCCGGTAGTGAGCGTTGCTGCCTGCCAGATTGCACTCCTTGCGAGGAATACCGCAGCGGATCAGCAGATATTCACATAATCCCTGACAATCCATGCCGGTGAGGGTCATGCCGCCCAGCACATAGGGGATCGAACGTTCTTTAGCGAACTGTGCGAGGGTAAAGGCCTCCGCCAGATAGTTTTTCACGCTGGTTTGGCTCATAAAACTCACGCTCCTTCCCTTTCAGAGTATGAATCCGGCGATTTCCGGGTGAATGCCGCAACCATTGCATTACATAACACCCCGGCGGGACGGTAAAACCGTTCTGCCGGGGCGCTGTCTGCTGCTGGTTATTCCTCCGGTGCTGCCAGCATATCCATCAGCAGGTTGTATTCCTCCGTGGAGATCAGCCCGCCGCCGTAGAACACATTCACGCGCATGGTCATATCCTCCGGGTAGCCGCCCCGGGCAATGGTACGGAAACATACTTTGTACATCAGACTCATTCTTCAAAACCTCCGATCAGTTCCTGATATTGCAGTTCCAGCAGTGCCTCGTCCAGCTCTGCCATGTGGTTGCTCATGTTTTCCCATTGGGTCAGCACCTGCTGCCCATCCCGGAAAAACCGTTCTCCGTCGTATTCGTCACCCATCTGCACAGGCACATCGCCACAGGGCACAGCCCCGGGAAAATCTGCCGCGTTGTCAGGGTGGAGCCAGATCAGGTTCACCACCTGTCCATTCTCAATCAAGGCATAGTTCATCGTTCATCCTCCTCAGCGATGATTGCGGATAACGACAATGCCGCTGCCGCCATCCATGGAAGCCAGGCTGCTGGAATAACCGCCGCCGCCACCGCCGCCTGTGTTAACGCCGCCAGCCGTGGCGACCGCAGAAGAATTGGGGCCTCTGCCAGCGCCATGACCGCCGCCGCCCTCACCAGCATAGCCGCCATCGTTGTGGGTTTTGTTGGCGTTACCGCCACCGCCGCCGCCCGCATAAAGGTCAGCGCCGCTTTCGCCAAACTCGCGGGTGGTGCTTCCCTGACCGGTACCGCCATTGCCAGTGGCCCATTTCCATTCGCCGCTGTCCGTCTGGTACTGGTAGGAAGCGCCGCCGCCATCGCTGCCGTCCGAGCCGCCGTTACCGGCCTTGCCCTGATTGCCGTAGCTGCCGCCGCCGGAGCCGCCATTGCCGCCCAGACTGTTGGTGGTATAGCCGCCATAGCCTCCTTCTGCGCTGAGCAGATCACCAAAAGAGGAGGTACCGCCCCTGCCGCCGGCGGGATATCCCGCCGTGCCGCCTGCACCAACGGTAATGGTATATGCCTGTCCGGCTTTTACGGTTTGGCTGCTGGCGGTTTTGGTATAGCCGCCGCCACCGCCAGACAGATAAGCGCCGCCACCGCCGCCCACACAGAAAATATCGATGGTGCCGCCGATGCGCTGAAAGGTCAGTACACCGCTGGTTTTCAGCTTCAATCGCCAGTTTTGCTTGTTGCTGACCTTGCCATCGTCAATCAGCTCGTAGGATCCAGTGTAGGTGAATACGGGCATCATACCGGCAAAATCCGGTGTGCCGCCCAGATTGAAGATCATCGCGATCCCTCCTTTACTTGAGAATCATCACGTTTACAGTCAAAGCGGCAGTGGGCTTAACGGTGGCTGTAAAGGTCAGTTTGCCGGAACTTTGCGCGGAACAGTAGACCATGTTGTTGGCATAAGCCGTGTGGCTGGCGGGGGCAGCCACAACGATCACCGTGCTGCTGGATGTGACGCCGCTGAAGCTGACCGTCTGCACATAATTGCTGCCGCTGGCAGTCCAGCCGCTGGTTGTGAGGGTGGCGGTGCCGGTGGACATACCGATCTTGCCATTGACAGCATCCTGCAATGCTTTGCCCTGCCGTGCATCCAGCACCGAGCCAGAGGCAGTGGTGGTCACATTATTCACCACCTGATCCTTTCTGAGAAAAACCGTACTCAACCGTTGGCCCAGATGCTGCAGGCCGCTCAAGTCCAGATATGCCATAGGGATTCATCTCCTTTCCCATCAGACGATGGCGCTGTTGATCTGTGCGTTGGTAATGGGCTGGTTGGTCACGAAGCGCTGTGCCAGCTTAACGGTGTTGTTCCACACGGGCACCGCGTATCCGCAGACGCCTTCGTTGCTGCGTTCATCGATGACATCGCTGGCGGTGACGAACGCCGCAGAAGCACGGATGCGCACCTGTGCCAGCGAGAGATCCCAGGTCTGCGAGTTGCGGGTGAGGGAAGGGGGAACAGGCATTGCACCGGGCACGCCTTCCAGCACCCTCAGCGAAATCTTGCGATCGTTCAGGTTCAGCCGTACGATGATCCGGTCGATGCGGTCAGCGGAGCCGGACACCTGATGGGTGAAGGTTTTGGCAGCGCCGCCGTCATCGCTGAGGACGAACAGATAGCCATTGATCACTGCCCCGCCGCAGGACACCGTGGTTTTCATGCTGGTGCCGTCCGCGCTTACCAGCAAGCCGCCGCCGTTATGGCTGGCAACGCCGTTTTGCAGCGCGCCCGCCAGAAGATGCGCCAGTTCAGCTGCATCGTACTGCCGCACATCGCCTTCTTTGGAGTCAAAATAGCCGTAAAATTCTTTTGCCATGAAATACCTCTCTTCCTGTCAGGTTGTTTACACATGCAGCTGGAGCCTGTCCTGCTTCAGACGGCTCACCAGCGTAATGGGGGCATCGCCAAAGGTAGCCGACAGATTGACCTGACCTTTCTCATGGGTTTCCTGCATGGCGATGAGACGGGCGTTCATCTGCGCACCGTTGTCCACCACGGTGACCACATCCCCCACATCATAATCGGTGCGGTAATGGCACAGGCTGCAATCCCGTACCTGAGCCGTCAGGGTAAGCCTTGGCGGGTTCAGTTTCTGCTGCGCGCCCAGCGTCAGCATCTCCACGGTTTCTGCGCCGCTGAGGGCAGTGAACAGTTCCCGCCGGCTGCATCCGGTCAGCTCGTTGCCGATGGAGTAGATGATCCGGTTTTCATCCTCGCCTGCGCCACCTGCATAGACGGTACCCACCTCGCTGGAACCGTCGTCAGTACAGGTCGCAGATGTGATGCTGCCCACCTCCCGGCTGAAAACAGCTCGTCCTGCGCCTTCGGTGCGGTCGCGGCCTACCCAGGCCCCGAAGATGAACCGCTTGTTTTTGAAATCCGGCAGCACATCCCAGCCCACACCGGTGGCCTGACCGATGGAAGACAGAATATCCGTCAGCTTATCAAAACGCGCCTGCCACGGCAGCGCCAGGCCACGGCCCTGATCCTTGGCAAGCACCATGCGGGGCATGCGCCGCTTTTCATCCTCAGGGCTGGTCAGATTCCCGGCTGCAAAGTGCAGGATGGCGCTTTCCGCGCTGCCGGTAAAACGATCCCAGCCAAAGCCGCGATAGGGGTCGCTGCTGTCAGCGGTGGGCGGCACACAGATGCGCCGGGCTGCCAGCCCTTTCAGCATCAGACCGTCCGCTGTAATGCTGTCCTCTGCCCGGGTCACCTTTTCGATCAGCAGCATGGTATCCGTGCGCCCGTGCAGAAACAGCAGCAGGTCTCTTGCCAGCATCTGCCCGCCGGGCGCGCCCCGTTTCACAGTCAGCTTGAAACTGCCGGGGCCATACAGTTCCCGCTTGATGATCAGGCTCTGATAGAGCGGGATCTCTGCCAGCAGAACAAAATCCATGTTCATGAGCATCAGGCTTTCGCCCATGGATCACACCCCCTCATAGCAATCGTTCCATTCCACGCGGACCGGAGTACGGGCTGTCAGTTCCCGGCTCTGATAACGGAGCTGGTTGATTCCCGGCAGCAACCGGAAAGCCAGCAGAGAAGCCGTTGGCTCCAGCAGACCGAAGCCGTTTTCCACGCTGCCGTCAGCATGGAGGATCTCCGCGCTCAGTCTGCCCGGCTCGGTGCAAAGGGTCAGTTCATCGCCCACAGGCAGAGGCTGAACCAGCCGGATCGCCGCGCCTGTGCGCAGATTGGTCAGCGTGGGGGTTTCTCCTGTGCCCGTCATATGGACGGTTACCGGTGTATCGGTCTGCCCCTCGTTTTTCAGGCTTACCTGTGTATTCATCTTGCCCAGCGTAAAGGGCACCGTCATCGGCAGGATCAAGCCGCCGTTGGTACCGGCAAGCACCACTGCGCTGGTAGGCCCGTACCAGTAGGGGCTTTCGCACACAAAATCCACTGTTACGGAGGGGTGTACATCCATCACGCGCTTGCCCCAGTTCAGTCCGCTTTCAGGCACAGCCCAGGTCCACCAGGTGCCATAGTCGTTCTGATAGATCAACCGTCCCCTGTTCTGCCCATCAAAGGCCAGGCTGGGCGACAGGATGCCGCACAGGCGGGAACGCAACTCGTAGAGTTCCTGACGGCTGTTTGCCATCACATGCAGCGTCACCTGCACATTGCGTTTCTGGCGGCGCAGGCTCAGGATGCTTTCGCCCTGCTGATGGGCGCCGGTGGAGGCCGTCACATTTACATCGCTGATCCCCATACCGCGCAGGCTGCACAGCACATAGGGCGCGTGCAAAAACACAACCTCCTCGCCCAGAATGTTTTCATATATGAGCTTTTGCACCTTATCCCTCCTGACTCATCCATTCGCCCAGCGCCTGATTGACGCTTTCCATCCGTCTGGCCACATCGCCGGGGCTATCCACAGGCTGGTTGAAATTGACGTTCTGCACGATGTTCACATCCGGCGGTTTGGACGCACCTGTACCTGTCTGGGTGGCTGCCAGCGATACGGCGCTGCTGCCGCTGACCAGACCGTTCCATACGCCATCCACCTGTTTGGTCAGTTCTCCGAACCAATCCACCAGATTGCCCACCGTGTTTTGGAAACCATCCAGCAGCCGTTCGCCCATGGTACGGCCCAGCAGGTCGTATTCCGGAACGTAGGTGTTCAGCAGGGAAAGGATCTCCTGCTGATTGTTTTCCATAATGAGCTTTTCTGCCTCCGCTTCCAGCGCGGCGGCATCCAGCCGTTGTTGATAGAGTTGCTCAATGGAGGCTTCTTCCTCATCCAGCTTGTCCAGCTCCTGCTGGGTTCTGCGCTCCACTTCCTCTGCCTGCTGCCTGAGCGCGTCCTTCTGATCCTCCAGCTCCTGACGGCGCAGACGCTTTTCTCTTTCCTCAATGGCCTGCTGAAGCTGTTCCTCCAGCTTTTTGCGGTTGTACTCGTCCTGCTCATAGGCAATATCCCGCTTGAGCATTTCAATGCGGCGCAATTCCTCCGCATCCTGATCCTCCCGCTCCTCGGCTGCTGCCAGCCTGTCCAGTGCATCGATCTGATCCTCGATGGCACGTACGCTGTCATCGCGCCATGTTTCCCATGCCCGGCGGCTTTCTTCCACCCGCTGCAATTCCGCATCGCGCATGCCCTCGTACTTTTCGGTCAGGGCTTCCACCACACCTTCGGACAGACGGTCCAGGCTTTCTGCATCCCGCTGGCGGATCTCCTGCTGCACATCAAAGATGCGCTCTTCCCACTCCATGATCTCTTCGGCATTGAGCTGATGCCTGCCGGCGATCTGGCGCAGCAGTTCGATCTCTTCCTCCAGTGTGATCTCGTTCATGTGGCGCTTGTGCTCGATGATGTCATAATCCCGCTCCAGCGCTTCTTTGCGGGCTTCTTCCGCAGCCCGGGCGGCCTCTTCGGCTTCCTGTTCGGCAGATTTACCGCCTCCGCCACCGCCGCCTCCACCACCGCCTACTTTGGCGGGTTTAGCCGAGCCGCCGGAGGCTACGCCAAGAGCTGCCAGAATCCGCTGAGCAGCCATGGCTACCTGAATCAAGCTGTTCAGTGCGCTGATGGCGCCGCTGGTATCCACCTGCACGCTGCCGGAGATCTCCAGACTGTCAGCAGCGCTCTGCGCCCAGGAGATCACACCGCCCAACTGTCCGTACAGACGCTGCGCGTTGACGGAGATCACATCCCCGGAGCGGTCGAAGTTATCGCCCATGCTGCGGAAACTGGCACCCATGCTCTTGGCGGTCCGGATACCTGCCTGCATCCCCCGCTCCGTTGTGCGCAGGGCATTTTGCATTCTGCCGGCGTTCTGGCTGTTATCCTGAAACTGGCGGTTCAGATCCCGCATGTTGCTGACAGCCGATCGCTGCCGGCCCAACTGATCCAGACGGGAATCCAGTCCGTTCAAAGTACTGCGGTAGCTCTGGGCCTGACGGCTGGCATCCCGCTGGGCATCGCCCAATCCGTCCAGCTGATGGGCTGCGCTGCTGGCGGCATCTCCGGCCTGATCAGCAGCCTCCGCAACGCTGTGCAGACCCCGCTGCATACTGGCGGCGCCGTCTGCCACAGAGTGATCTGTCAGCTGAGAAAACCCGTCCGACAATCCGGAGATCACGCTTTGGATCACCGAGGCCATATCCTGCGATTGCAGGGCAAGGCGCTCCTGCAAGCCCAGCATCTGTTCCTCCAGCTGTGCCAGCGTCTCCGTGGTGGCTTCCCCGTCCAGCCCGATATGAAGCTGCTGGTGAAGCAGACCGTCCAGCGCGCTGAGCCGTTGGGTGATGGTATCCAGCATCTCCAGCGCTTCCTCAGCATCCGCTGTGATCCGTACACTCAACTCCTCAATGGTCAAGTTCTCACCTCCCCTTTCCGGCGCGGGGTCAGGTCACCCATTCCCCTCCATCCCCAAAAAAGGTGAGCGCGTCCACCTGCTGGGGCTCCGCATCGCCTTCCGGGTTGTGGAGATGGTTCCATTCCTGCATCACCGCGCCGATTTCATCCATGTAGTAGTCCTCCATCAGCTCCCGCTTGGAGATGCCAACGCTCAGCGCCGCTGCGATGAGCCGCTGGAGCCAACGGGGTTGATGGCTTTGCGCACCTTCACCTGCAGCGCGCCCGCCGCTTTGATAAAATTTTCAATGCTGTTAAGCTCCATCCATGCCTCAAGCATTTCCATCAGGCCGTCCAGACCGATCATCTCGTCCCGGAGCAGATCGCCCTCCTCCACGCCGATCAGGCGGGACACCAGGCTGATACCGTAACCCGGCAGCACGGTCAAAAACCGCACTGCCATTTCTTTGAGTTCCTGTGCTGTCAGCCCCTTGATTCGGCTGAGCATGGTTTTGGGGGTCAGTCCGGGCAGCAGGGTATCCAGCGCCTCTCCGGGCAGATCCCGCAAAGTCTGCAAAGCTGTCAGGAACTGTCCGATAGGCATGCGGCGGATGGTGTACCCCCGTACGGTCTTTTCCCTCGGCAGGGACAGGCTGACCGCGTCCCGGTACAGGGTATCTGTGGTTGAATTCATGTGTTTCCTCCTGAAATAGGTGTTTTGGGAAGGCGAATGCGCTCCTTGCCGCAACCCAGCCAGCGTTCCGGGGATCATCCGCGTCCGGTTCTGTTATGGGTACCGGTCAGCTGCGGTTTCCGGAATCCGGCTCCTGACGCAAATGCCCCGTCCTCCCATGGGAGGACGGGGCAACTGGGCTTCCGGATCAGTTGTGCGTTTCATCCGCCGTCAGGAATGCCAGACAGGCATCCTGATTGGACTTATCCTCCTTGAGCTGCATCACAGCCCAGGGAGCCAGACCGCCCATCTGGGGACGCTTGAGCACGCCGGTGATGATCACCTCACAGACGGAAATGCTGTCCTTGCGGGTGGTAAAGTTGTCAAAGCGGATACCGGTCATTTCAAATACGCGGTAGTTGAAATAATACGGCAGGCCGCTGATGGTATCCACCACAAAGCGCAGGGCATATTCCTTGCCGCTGATGTTGAAATCCGCTTCCAGGGTTTCGGTTTCAGCGTTGTAGGTGCCCATGCCCAGCTCAGCCATGCGGCTCAGGGGCACTTCCGCCACACGGATCTCCACATCCTCACCGACTACGGACTTGATCTGGGCGTACAGATCATCATCGTAGTACAGATCGGTAACGGATTCCTTGCTGGTGCGGCTCATGCTGCCCGCGAAGGGCAGGGCTTCCGCTTTGCTGGAAGAATAGGCCGTCAGATCATTCTGGGTAACAGGGGCAAGAGCCAGACCCTTGAAACCGGTTGCTGCTCTTTTGGTACTCATGCTTCGTTCATCCTTTCTGTATGCCAAGATTTCAAATAGCGGCTGATGCGTTGATGCATTGCCGCAGTCGCTTCCTCAGCGGTAAACACCCGCTGATAGCCCAGCGCGTGCATGCACTGGCAGGCTTCTTCCGCCACCAGGTCCGCCTGTGCCGGGTCGCGGGCGAATACCCGCAAATCAAAGACAGTTTCCATCAGGTACGCTGCGTCGTCATAACGGGCGGTGCAGCTTTCCGATGCCAGCCGGAGCACGATGATCGGCTCCAGTTCCGCCGCATCAGCCGCAGGCCAGCCCCGGGTGATATGCTGCGCCGATGTGGCGGCAGCCAGCGCCCCGATGATGGTGTTCACATCCTCCATGGCATTCTCCTTCCTCAGCCGGACAGCAGCCCTTGCAGCAAGCTGGCCACCCGCGGGCGCACCAGCACAAAAGCCGGGTACAGGTACGGCTGAGGCGCGCTCTTGTAGGTGCCCAGTTCCACGAAGGCGGCGTAGGGTACGTCTGCCACCACCTCGCCCTGAGCCCCGGAAGGGCTGTCCTGAGTCCGCACATGCAGACTGTCCCGCAACTGCCCCGCATCCACAGGGCACAGGTTTACCGCTTCGATCAGCAGCTGATCCAGCGCGGCGGGTACCGCAGCCTGTACTGCAGCCCGAAGCCGGAGGGCCAGTTCCTCCGATGCATGCATAGCCATCTCTCCTTTAGTTGGTTTGTTCCCTCCCGCCCGATCAGACTGAGCCGCCAGTGCAAGTCCTGTTCATCCATCATGCTGTGGCTTCCTGCGGTGAGTCTGATCAGGTTCCCTGCCCCTGATGGGCTGCCGGACCGCCTTCCCTGCAGCCGCCCAGGATCGTCCTCTCACTCTCTCATTGTGGCTTCCTGCGGCGCAGGGCAGGTGTTCCGGTATGGATCCCCAGCGGTCATCAGGGATGAGGGTCTCCGCAGGCGGTGGTTCTCACCGCCCGGCCTCCTCATCCTGTACTGCGGATCCCCTCAAAGGCTCCCTTTGTTTCAGTTCAGTTGTTCCAGTATGGCTACACTGTGCCCCAGCCAGTGAACCACTGGCTGAGTGATGCGGTACCGGCAGCCCGTTTGTCCGTCACCGATGCCTATGCCCATTCCTTTCTCAAGGATTGCTCCTTCCGTGGTGATGAGCCGCATCATACGGACGGCCTGCTCGCCGTATACCTGCCGGTCCGCTGGGCTGTCCATCGGCTGTAATGTACCGGAAAAAGCCATACCTTCCGCTTCAAAGCGCGGAAGGCGGTCGTTTTCTCCAATGGCAGGCATCATTGCCCGGTGGGCAGACAAGGCTTGCAAACGTTTCTTTTGCAGCGGCATCAACCCACCACCCTTGCCAGCCGGTGCCGGTTGAGCACCTGCCGGATACTGTCGGGCAGACTGTCCACTGTAATGCTGACGCCGCCTTCCTGATGGCTGCTTTCTCCCTGCAGGCCCAGACGGGCATACTGCATGGCAGCCAATTCCACCACGGTGCCTTCCAGCGGAGTGGGCACAGCTGCCCGGCCTGTGTAGGCCATCACATACATTTCCGCATCACTGAGCAGATCGCTCAGCAAGGGATCCTGCTCAGCGCTCAGGCCGAGCCTTCTTTTCAGCACAGCAAGCTTGTCCACAGGCTGTCACCTCCTTTGCTGCACGGGGTTTACGGAGCGCCGGCAGCTCGTTTGCTGCCCGCCTCATCAGGGATGAAAGTGCACATACACGCCCGCCGTCTTGTTTTCGTACACCTGAGCAATGCTTACCTGACGGTAGCCGAACTTCCAGGCATCCGCATCCGGATTCATATCCGGGCTGACCACCTTGGGGCTGATGTGCTTGGGGAACTGGATCACAGCGCCCTTGTGCACCACCATGAAGTTGATTTTCTGACCGTCTTCCGCGATCGTGTAGCCGCCGGTGGTCTCACCGGAGGTGGTGCCGTCATTCTGGGTGATCTTGGTGTAAAAACGGCTCTGCGGCACGGGGATCACCTGGCTGAAGCGGGTGAGCACTTCACGGCTGCTGAAACCGTCCATATCCTGAATGAGGCCGTAGTAGGCAGGCGTAATGAAGAGAATGCGGTCCTCCATGGGCACTTCGGCATCGTCCATGGTGTTGGTGGCAACACGGAGGGCAGCGATCACTTCCTCGCCGCCAAGCAGATTGTTGCAATGCATGGTCACGCCATCCGCACTGGCATAGGTGGCAAAGCGGAAAGCATCCAGCTCGGGCGCCACCTTGGTACGGATGAATTCGCCTGCCAGCATGCCAAAGGCCACACCAGCGGTTTCTGCGTCATCCATGCTGTCCACCGTGAACATACGGCCGCGGTCAAAGTTGCAAACAACGGTTTCGTTGGTCAGGGTCACATCGCCGCCCACATAACCGCCGTTTCGGCTGTAATCGGCCAGACCGTCCATAGTCATCTTGGGAATGATCAGTTCGTTGGCATTGGCGCCCATACGGATCAGATCGGGGTTGCCATCCAGCACATCGGTCTTGCTGGCTTCCTTGTACACTTCATCCAGCAGAGGTACGTACTGCTGAAACAGAGAAATATCATTTGCCATGTGTCTTCATCCTTTCTTCAGTTGAGTTGAGGGGTGATCGCAGATCACAGGTGCTGCATCCCACCGGCAGCGCAGAGAAGCCGCCGGAACGAATGCTGTGTTCCGCCGCAGGAGGATGCTGTTTTTTCGCAGACGGCCATGCCTGCAAAAGAACAACCGGGCTGCTTATTTCAGCCCCAGCGCAGAACGCATCTGAGCAGTGAACGCCGCCTGCTGGCTGCTCTTGGGCGCATGACCCCGCAGGCGCTTCTCCACTGCTTTATCCACTTGCGTCCGAAACGCCTTTTCCACCTGCGACAGGCTGATCTCTGCCGCCTGAGGATCATAAAAGCGAAGGCAGTCAGCCAGTTCCATGGGCAATCCCTTCAGGCTGAGCTGCTGCAGAGCCTCTGCACGCAGTTCCCGGCTGCGCAGCGCCGCTTCCCGTCCCTCCAGAGCGGCTTCCCGCTCTGCGTCCCGGATCAGTGCTGCCTGCTGGATCTCTGCGTCGCGCTCCCGTTCCCATTTGCCCCGTGCGGTTGCCAACGAGCGGCTCACCATCCGGTCAAATTGGCGCTGCAACTCGCTGTCCTCCCGGAGAAGCTCCCGAAGACGGTCGTTTTCTGCACGGTCGGTCTGCACTGCGCTTTGCTGTTCTTCCTGCATCGTGATGTTGTTTTCCATAGGTTCCTCCTTGCCCGCAGCGTTCGCCGCCGCTGCGTTCGATCTGATGATATGAAAAACACGGCGGCGCATCGAGCTGCCAGCCGTGGTTTTTCCTTGTGTTTCTGGTTTACCTTGCCATAGCGATGATGCCCAAGCCGGGTTCTTTCAAACCAAGCACGGAGACGCCGAGCAGGGGATGCTGTGCCAGCATTCTTTCTCCCATGGATCCCAGCGGCATGATCGCCCTTGGGGCAGACTTTTGCTGGGCTCTGCCCGTCCAGCTGTCATCCCAGCCGATCTGCCTGCGCCGGGTCATATACACCCTCTCCCAGCAAGCGATCCAAGGCCGCCTGAGCGTCCTCAATGAACGGGACCTGCGTGAGCAGATCCTGCTTGGCTACCAACCCGTCATAAGCCCGCAGGGTCTGGGCCACCTCCAGACGGTTCACCGGCAGGCTGCGGCTGAACTGCACTTCCATGGTTTCCGCATCCGGCACCTGAAAGCCGCGCAGTCTCAAAAAGTGAACAAGACAACCAAGCCGCCAAAGCAGGCCTTCCCGGAACCAGCGTTCCTTCACCCGGGTCAGCTGTTCCAGTCCGAAGAGCTTGAACTCCATGGCAACGCCGCTCTGGTTGCCGCCAAAGGCCTCGTCGGTCAGGTCGGGCACCAGACTCAGCTTATGAATATCCATACGCAGGCTGTTCTTCAGCACCTCGGTGTCGCTTTCGCTCAGGCTCTTGGTCAGATATTCCACCCGGGCATCGGCGGCAGGCATCTCCAGCGTGCGGGTCTCTCTGAGACGCTGCTGGAGGCTGTGTTCCTCATCCTCCTCCACAGTCGCGCCGTAGATCACCATCAGGGCATCGGTGAACTGCTGCTTGTCATTGACCCGGTCGCTCTGCAGGGCATCGTAGGCATCGATCAGATTCATCACGCCCTCGAAATCACCGCGTTCCCGTCCGTTGTTCCAGTACTCGCCCATGGGTACATGCCCGAAAAAGTGCCGTTCGCGGGCTACCTCGTGAGGAACCTCGGTACCGTTTCGCTCCATGTGGATCACCCAGTCAGGGGTCATCACATCCACCCGCTGACAGAGCCGCTCAAAGTGCTGGCCCAGCCGGTCGCTGAGCAGGACCCCGAACATGGGCGCATGCTCCACGGTGGTATCGTAGACCACGAAAGCGCTGCGGGGGTCTGCCTGACACAGACGCGGCATCGCCTCGCTGTCGGCGTAGTAAACCTCTACAGCCCTACCGTAAATGGCGGCATCCGTAGCCAGCTCGCAGTCCACATTATCCGCTGCACTGCGTTTCAGCACGCGGTTCAGCAGGCTGAGATCGCCGCCCTCCACACATTGGTACTGTACCGGCTCGCCCACCAGATAACCGCTGGTGAGCGCCACGATGTACCCGGGCAGATCGTGCCACAGGCGGTGATTGGGTGCACCCTTGGCGCGCATGCGACCGGATACAGCATGCTGACCATCATAGTAATCCCGCAGCTGGCGGAGCCGGGAGGCCTCTCTGTCAAACTGACGGAGCGCTTCCTGCACCAGCTCCGGCCCGGGTTCCCCGTCCCTGAGCCATTCCCTGTCAAACTGAATCATGTTTTCTCCTCCTTTTTTCTAAACCAGTCCGCCTTTGCGCAGGCGGACCACCTGCCGGTTCAGCTCCGCTTCCATGGCGTAGCGCACGGCATCGATGGTGTGGTTATCCCGGTCGGGGCATTCGCTGACAAAGCCGCCGCCCCGGTCACGCTGGTACTCATACTGGCTGAATTCCCGGGCTGCCACCGGACAGCGGGCTGGGTCAATGACAATGGCTGCGAGTTCCTTCAGCCAGCGGATGCCATGCTCCACACTGCCCGCGCCCTTTTTGACGCCAATGGCGTTGACCCGAAGACGGCGCAGTTCAGCGATCTCCCTCGGCGCGGCGCTGTCGCAGCGCACAAGGCTGTCCCCTGCCAGCCGGTGACAATGCTCTGCCAGCGACTGGATGCTCTGGCCTGAGCATACATACTCATCCATCAGGTACAGCGTCTTTGTGCGGGACAGATACCCGCAACACACCAGAGCATCCGGGTCAGCAGCGAAGCCGAAGTCCAGCCCGTAACGAAAAACGGACAGGGTCTCCTTCTCCCCGTCCGTGATGGGCCGCAACTGCACATTGCCGAATACCTGCCCGCCGGTACCCACTGCCTCCCCCAGATACATGTGCCGGTACGCCCGTTCATCCTGCTGACGCAGCGCTTCCGCTTGCAGCAGGAAATTCTCTCCCAGCCATTCTGCCGGCAGCATACGGTAATCGCTCCGGTGGCACAGCCTTCCCTCCAGCGGTTTGAGTGCTTCGGCATTGATCCAGTTTTTCGCGCTAATGGGCGGGTTGTAGCTGATCAGCGTCACGCCTTTTCCGCCGCGCAGCACGCTGGCCTGAATGGTGCGGATTTCCTCCATGCCGCCAAAGGCGCTGGCTTCTTCCAGCCACAGGGCAGCGAAGTATCCCTTCTCCACTTTGAGACCCTTGCTCTTTTCCGGATCATCCGCGCCCCGGAACAGGATCCTCTGTCCGGTGGGCTGATAGATCAGTTCCATGGGGCTCAGGCGGCAGGTAAAGTATGCGGATAACCCCAGCTGCTCCACAGCCCAGCGCATCTGGGCATACACGCTTTCCCGAAGGCTGTCCGCCACCTTGCGGAACACCGCCACATTGGCCTGTGGGTCTGCCAGCAGCAGGCAGATCAAAGCAATGCTGACAAAGCTGCTCTTGCCGCTGCCGCGCCCGCCCATGAGCCAGTACTCCCGGTGCGTACGGTTGTATACATCCCAGAACAGCCCATGAAAGCCTTCCGGCAGCAAACCGCTCAGCCGTATGCTCATTGGGATCCCTCCTCATGGGGAATGTCCACCACGATGGAGGGCGGCTTTACCGGCTCGGCAGGCTGCTCGCCAAAGAGCCCGTAGCGCTTGCCCAGCAATTCAGCTGCCCGGAGCACCTCGCTGGGCTTCACCTCGTCTTCCCGGCGCAGGATACTGGTCAGCGCCTGCAACACTTCCTCCGCCTGCGCCACCTTGCTGCGCGGCATGGCGTCACCTCCTTCGTCTGCCTTTTGGGCAGCAAAAAACCGGAGGGCGGCTGAGCCGCTCCCCGGTGGTTCATTTCTGACAGGATACACTATATCACAGTTTTTTGTGTACTGATGTTCACACTTGTCCACTGCTGTCCACTCTTTGGGACGGACAGATTCAAAACCTCTCCAAACCCGCTTGCAGACAGCGTTTTACACGTTCAGACAGTTCCTG